AGACAATGGTAGTTTTAAAGTTACTATGTCTGTACGTGGTAGGACTACTGGACCAGATGGTGAAAACTTCATGGAGTTTATGCATAGTTTAGAACAACCAGCATTGACACAACCAAGAGAAGTTGTAGTTGGTGATAAGAAGAATTGTTGGAAGTGTACTAGAAACTTAGCAAGTATATCTTTTCCTGCTGGTAATGCAACAGGTGCTGTTGAAGGTAGATGTTACTGGGATCCTAGTGGTGGTGACGATGTTATCTTTGTTCCGATCGGACTGGATGAGAATACCTATGACTGGGATCATGGTAACTTTTCTGAACTATCACAGTTATCGGTATGGTTAGGGCAAAACATTAAAACATACCGAAGACGTTCACTTACATATAGCACTCCTGATGTTACCTCCACTACCACTACAACTGATCCAGAGACGGGAGAGTCAACCACAACCACAGAACTTGTAGCAGCAGGATCAACTAACAATAGCAGTACATACTATACGGCATCTGTTGAAAGATTATCTGGGGGTATGCCAGCACATGAGTGTTGGGATACATATGTATATCGTAGTAGTGGTAATGGTAACCCTAATGGTGTATTAGATGTCTATGGTGCATATTACCCATTAGGTAGTGGTGATAATCAAACCCAAGGTAAGACTCCTGGTCAAACATTCTGGGAATCAAGAGGTGATGGATCCCAAGGTGTGTATCAAGGATTTGGTACATTGGTTGGTGGTATTTTTGCTAACCCATGTACATTCCCAGTGTTGTATAATTACACATGGGCAGCAGGATCTAATGCCTTGGATGCCCTCTGGGCAGGTATCTTTGGTGGTAGTAGTGCTACTGCTGGTGTACAAAATGAATTTGCATTAGAATATGTGAATGACCTATCTATTGCAATTGACCCATATAAAATGAATCAACTTGGTATGATTATTGGTCCAACATCTGGTATTATGACTGTTAAGAATTGGAGTGCAGGATCTACAATCACCTTTGGACAAACTGCTAGGAATATGGGAAATCCATATTTTGATGAATGTAGTGGTGGTGTCTTTGATGCAAGAGATGAAGTTGTTCAACCTAATCCTCCTGTCAGTCGAAGAAAGGTTCATACATCGTCTTATGATCCTTCTGATAAACAACTCTTGAAGAAACAATATAGTTCTGTTAGAGACATTGAATTTGAAGACGATACCTGGAAGGATTTTGTTGATGAAGATTTTGATTATAAGTCTGATATCAATGACCAAATATCTGATTTCTCTACCGATACTAAGAATTTATTTAACGGTTAATTATGGCATACGGACTATTACTACCAGTAGCACCAATCACAGGTCTTCCATGTTCGGGTCATGGCATATGTATACCATCCACTGTACACTCAGTACAGGCGTGTAAGACCCCTCCAATCCCTTACAGCATCGTTATTAAGGAGTGGACATGCTGGTGGCCCCCTACACCACTAGTTCCTGTAAATCCGCTTGCTGCAATCAAAGCGACAGTGTTGATCAATGGGTTACCTTGTATGACATTTGGGGATATGTTTACGCCACATATCTCAACTTGCACAAACATTATCATCTATATGTGCCCTTGTCCTAAGTCTGCACTGTGTCCCGTACCCACACCCATACCTTGTTCAAACTTAACGATCGAAGATAATGCAGGAACTGGACATCCTAGGTTTGCATTTACCTCAACGTTGAGTGTATTCTCAACAAAACTACCTCTTGCACGAGTTTTGGATCCACTTGGTGTTGGAACACCTGGTTGGATGGGGTGGTCATATCCATGTAACAGCGTTATTGCATATGGATCACCAAATGTGCTATCATCATAGAGTCCCCACAGGAGCAAAATGGCAAAAAGAGCGACAACAGGTCTCGTAAAACTTGACTGGGTACCTGCTAATCCCAAAGTCACCCGTCAAGGATCTTCACAAAACACTAAACTAAGCGCATCATCACGTAATGGCAAGAAAAAAAGGTACAGAGGTCAAGGTCGATAAGGTAATTACTACTCCCGAACTTGTCAAGGAGTCAAATATGGCACTTTATCGTGCCACAATGAACCTTCCACACGCCGCAAAGCACTGTGGAATGACAGAACGGGAGATGAAAATGACTTTTAGGGAGTTTTTGAAATATAATCCTCCCGTTGAACCTATAAATAAACAAGAACACTGATATAAATCAGAAAATTGGCACGTTATCGGTTCCGATCTGAACAATTCCTGTCACGAGGGTATAAAGATTTCTCTATATCCTTCAATATGAATCCGAATACGGATGATTTTGGTACAGTTACTAATGAAAATGCTATTAAGCAGTCAGTTCGGAACCTCGTTATGACACAATTTGGAGAAAGGCCCTTCCAAATGGATATTGGGTCTCGCGTTACAGGTCTTTTGTTTGAACCATTCGATGTTTTTTCAGCAGAAGACCTAAAAGACGAAATTAGGAATACCATTGAACGACTAGAACCTCGTGTTGAAGTTGAAGCAGTGGATGTGATTCTCTCAGAAAGTGAAGATGCTCTCGATGTAAGTTTAGAGTATCGTATCGTTGGTGAAGAACTTGTTCAAACTATCGAATTCCTTTTAGAACGCACCTAAAATGGCAGCACTACCATCAGAATTAACGTCACTAGACTTCTTTGAGATCAAAGAATCTATCAGATCTTACCTGAGAACAAGAAAAGAGTTCACAGATTATGATTTTGAGGGTTCTGCGGCTTCATATCTTATTGATATCCTAGCGTACAATACTTATTATGCTTCGTTTACGGCAAACATGTCGATGAACGAGGCATTTTTGGAATCTGCAACTGTTAGAGATAACATTGTTAGAATTGCAAAGCAAATTGGATACACTCCTCGGTCAAAAAAGGGATCGAGAGCATGTGTTACTTTGAATGCTAAGGCAACTTTGCTTCCTGGTGATCAATCTTTTCCAACATCCGTAGAAATCAAGAAGGGAGATGCCTTTGTTGCTAAGGTTGGCGGAGATGCATACATTTTTTCCTTACTTTCTGATGTACAAGCAACTGTTGATCAGTCAACAGGACTAGCAACGTTCACTAAAATGCTAGTTTATCAAGGAAATTTACTCACATACAGTTTTCTTGTTGATGATACGAAGAAATCTGAGTATATAATTCCATCAGAAGACGTAGATACAGAAAGAATGAAGGTTTTCGTTCGTCCAAACGAACAATCTGTCGAAGTTGATGAATATTCTCTGTCTACAAACGTAACTGCGCTCACTTCAACGTCCAGAAATTACTTTTTAGAAGAAACTGATGACCTTAGGTACAAAATTACCTTCGGTGATGGCATTCTTGGTCGTCAATTAATTGATAATGAGTATATTACCGTAGAATATCTTGACACTGACGGCGAAGTTGCCAATGGTGCAAAGAAATTTGGGTTTGTCGGACGTGCTATCGACTCAACGGGGCGTCCTATCCTCCCTCAGGCGATTACATTAACAACTGTTGAGACTTCTGCGGATGGAGAACCAAGAGAAACTGCACTAACGATCAAATATCGCGCTCCTAAGGCATTTTCCGTTCAAAATAGAGCAGTAACAGAGAACGATTACGCATATTTGGTGTCTGAACTGTATCCACAAGCAGCATCAGTGACTGCATATGGTGGTGAGAAACTAAATCCCCCTGAATATGGCAAAGTTTACGTTGCTGTAAGAACAAAGAGTGGTGTCAACCTCAATAACACTACCAAGAAGAGGATCAAGAATCAATTACTTGATTACTCCATGGCATCGATCCAACCTGAAATCGTTGACCCAACAATTTTCTATCTCTCACCTACAATTCATCTGGCCTTCAATGGCAACAACACTACTCGTTCTTCAAATGAGTTGGCCTCTGCTGTATTGAAGTCTGTTGATAGATTCAATGGACAGGAGCGTGACAATAGATTTGGTGGGCGCTTAGAACCATCAAAGTTCAACGCTATGGTTGACTCTTCGGATTCTGCTATTACTGGTACAACCACTCAGATGGTGATGGCGCAGAACCTTGATAAATTTACATTTGGTAATCAATTCTCTCAGTGTCTAGACTTTTCCAACCCAATCACTAATCCTAACGATTATGGTGGCGGCGGTACCCCAGGCGATGGTGGGGGTGGTACTCCATGCTCTACTAGTGCCGATTGTCCAGCAGGTCAAATTTGCGTCAATGGCACATGTCAACCTGATCCTAATGGTACCGATCCTGGTAGTGGTGGTACCGATCCTGGTATTGATGGTACCGATCCTGGTAGTGGTGGAGGCGGTGGTAACGACGGTTGTAAACCCAAGTTCTCTGCTGTTAAGAGCGGAACGTTCTATGCTACTGGTTATACAGAAGAAGTTGCCGATTTGATTGCTGCTGGTGAAGCGGCAGGATCACTTATTAATGGCACTACTATTTCAAATCCAGTTGGTGGTGGTAGTACCACCTTAGAAGATGTTGTTGTCAATGCAACGACAGCAACAACGCAAACACTGGTACCTGTTAACATCAGAGATGATGGACTTGGTAATCTTATGATGGTCACTAATCGTAATGAAAAGGAAGTTATCCTTAATGATGTAGTGGGAACTGTTGATTATGAAAATGGAGTTGTTTGTGTTGGTCCTATTAATATTGGAGACACGTCCGATGGAACAACCAGGATCCCTGTGGTTGTTCTTCCCAAAACTGGACCTATTACAATTCCACCTGGTGTTGACCCAACAATCTTCAACCCATCAGTGTTTCCAAGGGATATCAACACTAATCCTGGTGCTGTTGCTGCCTTTGATCCATTCAGTTTTAACGGATGGAACTATGGTGGTAGCAACATAAATACAATCACGTACCCCACTGGAACGTTCTCGTATCCAGAATTGGACTCCTGTTTCTAAGAGATAAATGTTCTCAAAAACGATCAACATATCTGACAGAGTTGCTAATCAACTCCCAGAGTTCATCCGAAACGAAGATGAGCAACTAGTAAATTTCCTGATTGAATACTACAAATCTCAGGAAAAGACTGGTCGCCCATACAACGTACTTAATAATATTATTAAGTATCTTGACATAGACGAATACGATACTGCAACTCTAAATTCCTCTACATCTCTTATTAAGGATGTGGGAGTTTATGATGATACTATTGAAGTTGAACAAATCGATGGATTTTTAGAATCTAAGGGTTCTATCATGATCGATAACGAGATCATCTATTATGATGAAACCGTTCGTGGTCCTGATGCCATTCTAACACCTGGTATCTCATTAGAAGAGTTTAATAAGAAGAGACAGGCGCTTGAATCTCCTTGGGAACTATTTGATGGCACTAGGACTACATTTCCTCTGAAATTCTTGGGTACACCCGTGTCAGCAGTTTCTGCTGAACACCTTGCAGTCACAATTTATGGCGATCTGTTAGTTCCTCAGACTGATTACACCATTTCTGGTAGTGAGATTACATTCATCAATCCTCCTCGTGCTAGAACGGGTAATGATCAAGTTGAGTTGACTCAGATCTTATATTATATTGGTTTTGCTGATGCAATCATCAAAGAATTGACATTGCCTGCGGTTGCAGACATATCTGGACAAGACTCTATGGTCATGTCTTATGATGATTTACCATATTCTCCTATTGCTGAGATTGGTCTCATCATTAATAGGAATGCTGTACTTCAACGTCCTTATCTTGACTACGTTTTAACGGACAACAATACAAGAATCAAGTTTTTCGTAAATATTTCAAATCAGGATACATTCCATATCCGCTCTATTGAATATGTCTCACCCACAGTGGGTCAGGGAGCATCAGCAGTTACCAGAGTTGGTAGTAATGGTGAAATCGACAAGATCATCGTTAAGGATGGTGGTAAAGGATACGAACTAAACTTTGCACCAAAACTTTCAATCTATTCATCAACTGGTGTTGGTGAGGCAGCGGCAGGTAAGACTCTTGTCAACGGCATCAAGGATTCTCAGTTAATTAGAGGTGGTCAGGGTTACACTTCATACAACCCACCAGTCATCGTAATTACTCCTCCTTCTGATCTGCAAAACGGATCACAAGCAACAGCAGAAATCACTGTTGATGATGAAACAGGCACAGTGTCTGGTATTGAAATTACTAATTCAGGTTCTGGATATGATTTCATCCCTGCAATTACATTCCTCAATCCTGATGGTGCTGAAATTAGTGATCCTGAGATTGATTCTGAGGGTCGTTTAGTTGGTGGATCTATCACAGTCACTGCTGGTGGCATTGGTTATAGTAATCCTCCGACAATCTACATTGACGATGCCCCCGATGACGGTATCAATGCTGCTGCCACATGTAATGTGTCTCCCGATGGGCAGATTGTCAGTGTAACAATCACTAATAGGGGTAGAGGGTATACTACACCCCCAAGAGCGCGTATTGTCCAACCTGTGGGCGCACAGGTGCTTGACGTGACCGTTGCGAATGGCAATGTCACTAACATCAATTTGCTCACTGGTGGTGCTGGATATACCGATGCACCTTCTGTATACATTGTAGACCCACGTAAAGGTCCTCTGGGCGAATCAATTGGTGGTACAGGTGCTGAGGCAGTAGCAACCATCTTTAATGGTGAAATTACTGATATCAATATCATTAGTTTCGGTTCTGGATATTCTGACACCGAACCTCCAAAGGTATACATCGCATCTCCTGCTGCTGCACAAGCATCTTGTGATGTTGGTTTTGGTGAAGTGACTGGTTTCACTATTTTGTCAAGTGGACGTAATTATGAACCATCTGCTCTGATTGGTTGTGCTCGTGGTGTATCTGATGTTGCAGCATTTGACGATTATTCAAACCAGATCTTTGCCAAAGAAGATCAACTAAGACAAAGCAGTCATAGTCAAGAATCTGTTGTCCATAATTTGGACAGTATGATCATTAAGCAAGTATTTGACAAGTTCCGTCGTCAATACATGCCTACAATCAATCTTGATTACTCTCAGGTTAATCCTATCCTGGTTATCAAGAAGATTAAAGATTTCTACGTTTCTAAGGGTACCAAAAAGGCAACGCAATACTTATTCAAGATTCTCTTTGGTGAAGAGATTGATGTGTACTACCCTAGGGATGAGATGATCACCCCTTCTGCGGCATCTTGGGTTGTAGACACTATTTTACGTGCAGAATTGATTTCTGGTGATCCTGCTGACCTAGTTGATTCCCAATTGGTTCAAATTGCAGATCCTGTTGACCAGAATATCAAAGATGCCTCGGTTTTGATCGAAAACGTAATTTCGATTATTGAAGGTACTGATATTATCTACGAATTGGCAATTTCAGAAGAAACCCTGAGTGGTGTCTTCAAAATTCCATATAAGACAGTTCTGGTTGAACCTCTGGACACCACAGAAGGTATTATTACTGTTGACTCAACTATTGGGTGGCCTGAGAAGAATGGTACTATCATTATCGATGATAATGAGATTGTTCAGTATAAAGATAAGTCTCTAAACCAGTTTATCGAATGTACTCGTTCCAAAAACGATGTTGTAGAAGATTGGGACCCTGGTACGATTATTCATTCTGATATTTTTGTATATGCCAATCGAGGACAATCGAATGAAGTAAAACTGCGTATTCTTGGTATTGCAGAAGCAGGAACTACGGTTCTTGAAGACAGTGGTTCTTACTATCTCCCTGGTGACAAGTTGAATGTTGCTGCACTTGGTTCTACTGATCAAGATGAGCGTTTGCAGTCCTGGTTGTACAATGTTAAGAAACTTATTAAGGTTTCTGGGATTATTCCTGGTGGTCTTAATAGAACGGCAACAGTAACCTGCGAAAACCCACATGGTTTGTTGGTTGAGGACTCTGTTACCATCTATGGTGCAAACCCTGCTGTATACAATGGTACATTTGAAGTAACTGCTCGTCTTGATGAGTTTACCTTCTCATACTTGATTCCTGTACCTACAAGTATCGAACCACAAGGCAATATCCTTCTATCTGTTGACCTTAACAGAGGTAAGTCTACTGTTAATACTATTAATGAAGTTATTTCTCTGTTCACATCGAACATCCAGAACACTTTCTTCAATAATGACTATGTGTATGTTGCAGCATCAGGTCTTCCTAACTACAAGATTGGACCATTTACTGGATCTGCTCTAATTCCTGGAAACCAACGTAAACTGTTGAGATTCCCAAGAAAGGTTAATACTGTATCTACAAGAACTACTGTAAAACCAAACACACCAATTGGTGCTTGGATTAATGGTGTATCTGCATGGGGATATAAGGATCAAGAGTTTGTAACCTTCGGACCTATCACTAGTATCGATATCACCAACTCTGGTGAACAATATGATGCTGGTTCTATCCCTACACTTGAAATCACAGGTGGTGGTGGTACTGGCGCTAGTGCTTCCGTTGTTGTTAATGGTTCGCTAAACAGTGTTGATGTAACTAATCAAGGTAGTGGATACACGGATCAACCTCTGATCTCTATTGTTGGTGGTGGTGGACAAGGTGCAACAGCACAGGCAGTTGTTACTAATGGTCGGGTAACTCGTGTTCTGGTTGGAAACCCTGGAACTGGATATACTTCACAACCTACAATTTCTATTACTGGTGGAGGTGGAACTGGTGCATTAGCAGTTGCACAAGTTCGTGGTGCTATCTCTGCGGTCAATATCCTATCAAAAGGAACTGGATATACCTCAACACCTGATATTAGACTGAACTCTGGTGAAGGTGCTTTGGCACAACCGATCGTTATTAATGGTCGTTTAGTATCGATTGCTATTATTAACTCTGGTAGTGGATATACTACTGCTCCTACCGTTTACATCAATGGTGATGGTTTTGGTGCAAAGGGCACTGCTGTTATCGGAACTCTGGGAGAAGATAAAGGTAAGGTAATTTCAGTTACTATTGACAATAGAGGTGTTGGATATACCCAAGGAAATACTACTGTCCGTATGGAGGCAGTTGGTCAACTTGCAACATTCAATGCAAACGTATTTGAATGGAACAAGAACCTAGAATATGACCTCAGTAGCAAGTATGATATTGCTCGTGGTTATGTATTCACTGGTTTCAATAATCAGTATGGTGGTGAGTATGCACACGTCTCGGACCCCAAAGAACTCCGTTATGTGGTTGGCGACAACGTAATCCTTGATCCCGAAACTAATACTTTCAAAGAAGAAGGTACTGATACTGGTGCTGCTATTACTCACTCACCTATTATCGGTTGGGCATTTGATGGTAACCCAATTTATGGTCCTTATGGATACATCGATCCTACTGATCAAAATGCTGGTATCAGAAGACTGCGTTCTTCATATTCACTAAAATCTAATGTAGTATATGATGTAGATACAAACCCAATCCCTGCTCGTATTGATGGTCCATCATTGACCACATATCCTGCTGGTCAGTTTGTTGATGACTATGAGTATTCATTCCAAAAGGGTGATCTTGACCCATACAATGGTCGTTTTTGTAAGACACCTGATTATCCAAATGGAATCTATTGCTATTTCATTACTATTGATGCATCCGAGTTGGGTCTCCCTGTATTCCCATATATCATCGGTCCCCAGTTCAACTCTATTGTAGATACCTGGAACCTCAGTCAAACTGCATCACAAGAGAATATTCCTGAGGGTGTATCTCGTTTTAGAGATCCATATGAAGAAGTTGATATTGATATTGAGCGTCAACCTAACCAACAATCAGATCAACTAGTAACTGAAAGAGAAGGGGATCTAATTCTCTTTGAAACAGAAGATATTGATAATGATGGCATTATTTCACCTGCTGAAATTGCCACAAATCAGGTAATGACCGAGGAGGCGGCACTTCAAATCTATGATTACTTCCCGAGAGTATCTACGGAATCCAGAGTTGATATCGAAGTTGAAACAACAACGAAATTTGAGAATGCTCAGATCGATGGTTTTGTTATCGAAAATTCTGGTGTCTCCTATCAAGTTAATGATACATTATTCTTCGATAATACTGGAACAGATGGTTTTGGTGCATCTGCACAAGTTGAATCTGTACAAGGTGCAGGTATCGCAGCATATAGAAAAGAAGTCATCAATGACATCCCATACGGAAAAATAACAACAGCAACAGATCATGAACTAATTGCACAAGACGAGATTATCGTTAGTTCTAGGGTTATTACTGAGAATACCAATAAGAGATTCTACATGTCTGTTGTTACAGGCATTGATTCAATTTCGGTCACTCAATCTGGAATTGGTTATAATCAGGCAATTCCTCCAACATACGAGATCATCACCACACAAGGTCAAGACGTTGAACTTGATATCAAGTTAGATTTGACCACTGGTAAAGTTGATGCTGTTGACATTATCAACTCTGGTTTCAATTACGATGTTGATAACCCACCTGTTATCAGAGTATCTCACCCACAAAGAGCGAAGAAAACTTATTATTGGTCAACTCTCTTTACTGAGAATGCTAATGCTAAGTTTGAGATCTTCGATTCAGTTGTATCGTCAAATCGCGATTTGTATATTTGCGGACAAATAACAGAAGCAGGTGGTAATTCATCAGCATTTGTTGCTAAGTTCAATGATCTTGGTAATGTTGTTTGGGATAGATCCCTTCTGCCTAGTGCAACTATTAAAGTTGCTCGTTGGAAGAAACTATATCTTGATGAGACTAGTGAAGAGAATGATCTCATTTATTTGATTGGAGAAACAGAGTCTCAGGGAACTGCAAACCGTAATCCTGATATTTTGGTTGCTAAGTACGAATCTGGTTTTGATAATGCAAATAACCCAGAAGGTATTGTTAGATGGCAGAAAGAGATCGCTGGTGTCTCTGGTGCAACCCGTCGCGACTATGCTGGTGACATTTATCTAGATGACGAGCAACGTGTTTACATTTGTGGTTGGACTGATACGAACTCTCCCGATCCAGATGATATTTGGGTAATTCAACTTAATAGTTTCGGTGATCTCATTGAGAAGCGTAAGTTTGCCTCGGATGCCGAAGGTGAACAGATGAATCAACTTTATTATATCGGAAACAACAAAATGGTGTTTGCTGGTATTGATAAAGATAACAATGATCTTATATTTGGTGAAATGGAGTACGATGGTGCTAACATCGAACTCACTTATGTAAAACGTCTTGCAGTAACTGGTGGTGATGTACAAAACCCACAGTTCGTCATCGATGAGTATGATGATGTGTTCTTTGTATGTGATATGTGGAATGGCACCAAGAATTATGGTGTTGCATTCTTCAAGATTGCGGTGGCACAACTTAAACTTGTTGCATCTGCACCAACTTGGCAATTTGCCAAGATTATGGCACCAACAGTCTCTTTTGAGTCCGTTAAACATGCTGGTATCACTGTTGATGTCTTTGGTAACGTTAATGTCGTTACAGAAATCAAATATAGTGATAATAACCTGACTGCTAACCTTTGTAGTTTCAAATATGATGGAACTCTGCTAAATCAGTCGGATATTTGGAAAACTGCATCTGAAATTGGATTTACAACACATACTCATGCTGTTGATAACTCTGGTGACGTTATTCTTAGTACAAACAAGCAAAATCCCGATCAAGTTATCATTCATCGTTTTGAGAACGCTGCTGCACTGACTGAGGATGCTACTAAGCAAGATATTCCAACAATTTCACTTCTCAATGCTGGTAATGCTGCTCACGACACAACTGACTTTAAGTTTGGGTCTGGATCACTCGACTTTACTGGTCTCAACCGTCTTCTGTGGGAAGATCTGAATATTACTACCGACTGGACAGTTGGTATGTGGGTTCAAATGGATTCTTCTTGGGATTCCAGTGATGCTCGTATTAATATGATTACAGCACTTGCTGATACTGGTGGAGATGTTCAGTTTGTAGTTCAAGGTGATTCTAGCGATGCCAATTACGGTAAGATCGCTCTGGAACTGAATCCACAAGGTGGTACACAAGTAACTGTTTGGTCTGTTGGTTCTACATATTGGGCAACACTATCTGATAATGCTTGGCATCATATTGCGTTTGTAAAAGAAGAACCCAGTCTAGGTTCGTATGTGTATTCATGTTACTTCGATGGTGTCATAGTTGCTACTACGACCACTGTTGAAAGTATTGTGCTGGATGACCTGTATGTGGGTGCTGACCGAACAAGTCCTACAACAGCAAACGGATTTGTTGGTAACTTTGATGATATTGTCGTAGATCCTACTGCCGTCTATACTACGGCATCGTTCACTCTACCTACGGAACAGTTTAGAATTACATCTAAGAATAGTGGTCTTGAACTAATTAAGTTTGATAGACTCCATAGCAAGAGAGGCACGTATACCCCCACCAGCGCCACCAGGAGCGGCGAGAACCTGCGTATAGAAGACATTGATAGTGGAACTGCTGGTATTAACGTTAATACCCTTTCCAACCCTGTTATCACTACTTGGTTAGTTGGTTCTTCTGGTTTACAGATTCTTGACTATGCTGATGCAACATCAACTCTTGCACCTGGTACATATACCTTTGCATCTGATAGATTTACTTATTCAACTAAGACATCGACAATTCCTACTCCTTTGGGTAGAAAGTTAATCTTAGATCCAGTTGTCCTTCCAAAATACTATGTTAGAGATGCTGGGTATCAGAAAATTGATGCAGTTAAGGAATTTACGTTCAATCAGAATATCAAGTTAGAAAAAGGATCAATTCTTCAACAGGTTAATTCAATTGGTGTTGTTCAAGCATACGGCACGATTGTAGAGACTCCTGTTGGTAGTATTGACGATCCTGGTCTTGGTAACGTATATAAGGTTGGTAAAATCTACGGTACCTTCAATAATGATGATTTATATCAAAATGATCTTGGTGAAGAGAATACTATTGATGAGATCTCTTTTGAAGTTTCTCGTCCACAAAGTGCTTGGGTAACTGGCAAAGTATATGCCGTAAATGACCAGGTTTGGAGTGATAACAAGATTTACTATGCAACTAATAATTCAACATCTGGTGCTACTGCACCTACTCATACTATCGGTGCAGTAACTGATGGTGCAGTAACTTGGCAGTTCATTAGCACTGCCCCGAACATTGAAGTTAATCTTCTAGATTATCCATGGCCCGTACCAACTGATGCTGTCCCATGGGCAGAAACTAGATCGTATGTGGTAGATGACACTGTATACTTCGGAAGAAACAAGTATACCTGTACAGTTGCTGGTACATCAGGAACAGTCGCACCTACCCATACAACAGGTACTGCCACTGATAATTCCGTTACATGGACATACACTAGTACATATGATCCACTCCAAAACTATGCTAGGTTCCGTCCTTTCGCTCAGGCAGATTATAAAGTAACCATCCTGAATACTTTCAGTGGTTCTGACTTTATTGTTGGTGATGTAGTATCACTGGGTAATAGTGTTAATGTTGGACCCAAAGAAGATACTAACAATAAGATTGCAGAAGTAAGTGGTCTGGATAGCGTTAAAACTATCAGAGTAACTGTTAATCTTAACAAGGATATCATTAGAACAAATGAGGCAAATACTGACCTTATCTACTGTTCATCACTATCCCGTCACAACTTTACTGTCGGTAACATCCTATTTGTTGAAGGATTTACTACTGCTCAGTTTAATGGTTCATTCTTTGTACAAGAGATATTCTCTTCCAGAGATTTCACTTACAGAATGAGAGCAACTGCTGATGCAGAACCACAATTTGAGCAAGGTGCGATTGCCAGAGTTAAGATTGCTTCTAAGCACCCAACTCTACTTCTAGTTAGAAATCACTCGTATATCTTTGATATGAGTGATGCTTCCAACTTCGGTTATTTCTTGTCCTTTGCACAAGATAACCAGTTCAAACTGGAATACTCCTTCAACGTGATTGAGCGTGAAGGAACTCCTGGTTTGTCATCTGCCACAGAGACTCCTCTGGTTAAATTTACCATTGGTGGTGAAGTTACGAACATTACATACTATTTTGACCCATCGAGAACAGGTTCAACATCACCTGTTGGGGAAAATTCGTTTATTGACGTTATTAAGACTCCATTCGATGGCAGATTCACAATTACCGAAGTTATTTCGGATACTGAGTTTAGATTCCCACTACTGAACGAGCCTGAATTTACCAATGCGAATATTGGTGATGATGAGTTTGATAA